CGCGCCACGACAGCGAGATCGAACACGAGTCATCAGTGTGGCCCTTGGTCTTGTGTTCGCGGAGAAGTTGCTTGATCTCTTCGTCGATCAGATTCTTCTCGCGCTTTTCCTCCTTCTGAGCTTCGGCGTGTTTCTTCTGGCGTGCTGCAAGTAGAGCCAGTCGCTCGCGGACTTCTGCGTCCTCGATGTTGCGCTTTACCTTTGGAGCCGCTTCACCGGTGGAATAGGCACACTCTTCGGTGAACTCGCACAGCGAGCACGCGCCTGAAAGCTTGCCCTCGGCCATGAAATCGATCGGCTGCGGGTCCTTGGCAAAGACGGCGGCGGCGCGCTCCTTGGCCGCTTCGTAGATTTTCGGATCACGCTTAACAACGAAGGGGCGAATGTCGGAGAGCCACGACGCATTGAAATAGATGATAACTGCATACTCGGGCCGGTAGTCAGTTTTTTCGTGGAACAGCCCCATCTGGACCTGCGTCTGACCAGCGTGAATTGCCTTCTCTTCGTTGATCGTGGCGCGCGGATCGAAAGACTTGTATTCGATCACGACGCAATCGGACTGGATGTCCTCAATACCAAGCTGCTTGAGCGCGTCACGCGCCAGCCCGATCGCCAGACCATCCGGTGTTGCGGTCAAACGACCGGACTTGAGCGTGTCTTGCTCATCACCAGCGTAAAGCAGTTGCGCTCCCTCTGGCAGAATTGCCTTGGTGGCGGGCACCGCGAAGTAGTTTTCGATGAGGTCACCGCGTTTGGCAGCACCCCAGTCTTGCTCGTGCCCATCGTCCGGCGCATAGCCCCACTTCTTGAAGAAGGTCTTGCGGTGGCAGTCGAATGCTTCGGAGGCACCAACGGACGCGTTGCGGTCGTAGCGCCACTCTTTTTCGTCAGCGGCTTCGAAGGCCGCGAACATTCCCTTGAAGTCTAGTTCAGCCATCACAGTGTTCCATGAATATAGTCAGGCCATTCGCCATGCTTGTCTTGTTGAATTTGGCCGCGATTGCCTTGTTGAGATCGACTCCAAAGCTATCCGCCAATTGAGCGCATAGAAACATCGCATTGCGAAGCGGAACGGCAAGGTCATCGACAGATGAAGTTGACCCAACCATACCAAGCTTGGCACGTTCGAGTTTCTTGACGCTATTGCAGATAGCGCCGACTGCCAAACCGAGGCAGAATCCCTGCATCATCGATGGCGCAATGCGCTGATCTTCCCGGATAGCCCGAACTGGTAGGGGTATACCGAACCGGAGAGCAACTAGGTCAAGACAGATTGCCACGTCAGCAAGTTCATCTGCGATTTCATCAGGGGCTTTGTCACCTAGGAAACAGGCATACAGCGCCTCTCCCATTTCTCCGGCGAGTTCATTTCCAGCATACGTAGCAGTAGTTACGTCGTTTTTATCCCATTAGATCTGACGTTCTTTGTTTGCTTCGCGCAAAGTCCGATAATAGGTTGGCATCACTAATCCTCCTCAAGGCGGTAGGGTGGGTCCATCTCTCGGTCGTCGAACATATTGCGCTTATTGTTCGCGATGAAGCGAGCAAGCTCTTCGAAGAAGTCGGCGAGTGGGATGAAATTGAATGATTCGAATACGGGCGACATGATGGACTTTTCGGCAAGCCAGCGATCCGATGGAGTGCATGTCCCATCAAAGCTCAGTTCGAGCACGGGCGATTCCATGTCGTCATCGTCCGGCACCTCGATCGTGGCCAGAAGGTGGACGACCTCACCGTCGTCATCCATCTCTTCTTGGTCGTTCATCTCGGCGAGTTCGTCGAAAATCGCAATAACTGATACACCGCCGACGTAGGCGCTGGTGTAGTCTTCGATGTAGGGTAGGTCACCGGCGAAGGCGATGTCCCAGTCCCCGTTGTCGCAGAAATACAGGAACGGCGATCCCGGCCGATCCGCTGAGGGGACTGTTTTGGAAAAGAATAGGGTGCTCATGAGTATCCAAGCTTCGTGTCTTCTGATTTTTGGGCGAGCCGACACATCTGCCACGAATGGAAGGGGCCGACGATTACTCCGTCCTTCTTAGAGCGGACCCACCATGTCCCGCGCTTCGGTCCGTTGAAGCCATCCCTGATCTGGAAAGGCATATCGAACCCGAAATGACAGGCCGGGCGGAGGGAAAGGAGTTCACCCATTGTCTGGAATAAACTCCGAAGCGAAGTCCTTGGGCAGCTTACCGACCGCCTTGAGGTCGAAGATTTCCTGATCAAACGCGCCTTCGTCCAGAAGGGTGTGGAACAGGCGACGTGTCGCAAGAATGTCAACGATGGCTGAGTGCGCGCCTTCAAGGGCTTCGTCGTAGAAGAAACGCATGGCCTCTTCGAGCTTGGGCCATTTGAAGGTGGTTCTGCGGCCCTTCTGCGGAAGCTGGCAGATCGGCGTCGCCGCCTTCATCGTGCAGAGGCGTGGCTTGCCGTTGAGGATTTCACGCGGCCCGGCACCGGGCCGAAGGCGGGCGTATTCGAAGCCGATAATCTTGGTATCGAACGCGGTGTTGTGGCAGACGATGGCGTCCGCTTGTTCGGTTGCGATCATGAACATCTCAAGCGCGTCAGCGATCGGGATGCCACTTTCCTCGCACATCTCCTGAGTGATACCCGTAAGTTCAGTGGATTTCTTCGAGATGCCGGTCCCGGAGCATGGGTGAATGCGCCAGTTATCCGGCTTGATAAATGCATCGAGACGCATCACGTCAATACCATTGATTTCCAGCAGCATACCAAGCTGCGTTATGTGCGGCTGTTGATCGGAATCAGGAGGATACTTGTTCGTGGGCAGGCCCGTCGTTTCCGTATCGAAGTAGCAGACACGCATCAGATGTCACACTCCTTCGCGACCGTCTCCATTTCGTGAACAAGCTCGTCCGGGCCCATGCCTTTCTGCTTGGCGTAGAGCACGCCGTTTTCGATGAAGTGATCGAGCCGGTTGTCGGCCGCCGCATGCCGAAGGGCCTCGTGTGTTGCGTTGCGGATCGTATCGAAGAGCACGACACGAAAACCGACAAGGGCTCCGGGAGCCAGAACGACCCACCATGGCATCTCGCCGCCGAAGAGCTTTGCAATGAGCAAGAGGGAAGTCACACCCGCCGACAGGATGTAAAAGCGCAGGGAACCAGCACGGCTGTTTTCCGCATACGGGTAAGGCAGCGGAAGTTTTTCTTTTTCCATGGGAGACTTTCTTGTCGGACGTTGCCGAGTGATGGCTATGTATTAACCAATCTTCTCAACAATGTCAAGAAAAAATTGCGCTTAACGCGTATTACGGTGGCGGATGACAATGCCAACGAAGGAGGCGATCAAAACGAACGCCGCTCCGATGAGGATAGTGTGAAAATCCATCATTCCTCTCCTGTGAAATTGTTAAACTTAGCGAAGACTGTCAGCGCCTTGATGAACGTCGGGAGATCATCAGGCGCGATAGTCAAGGTGCTCGTGACTTCGGGACGGTCAGGTTCGCTATAGCTAAGCTCTACCATGCCGTCCCCGTCGAGCTTAATTCCATATTCGTAGTCACCACCGTTGACTCCGAATACAGTCAGGTGATGTTGGATATTGATGTCCATTAGGCAGCTTCCTTCTTCGCGTATTGTTTCCAGACAGAGAGGTCGTAGTCAGCGATCTCTTCACCAGATTTGTCATCCAGCGCGATGAAAGCTTCCTCCAGTTCTCGGTTGTAGCTCAGCTTGCGGAACTTTTCGAACGGCGTTTCGCCTTCGAGCTTGCTCAGCATCGCGTCAAGCAACTTGGCCTGCGTGCGTGCGGTCTTCCCAGCGACGACACAGGAGAAGAGCCACCACAGTTCAAGTTCGGCGTCAGTGCGGGCGAAGTCAATGACGTTCTCAGGATCAATCAGGTAGTTCACAGCCTGTCGCTTTCCTTTTGTGAGTAACCTTGGGAGTTGGCGTCAGCTTGCACTCCCATTATGTCTTCGTAAACCATGGAATCTCCGTAACTACCGCCTTCTGGGTTTGGTGGGGTCTCGACGCGCCCTATGAACCAACCTACTGTGCCTACGAAGAGTAACCAAACCACGAAAAAGATATAGTGAATTTCCATCAGTGTGTCTCGTGCCATGCATAGCCGTTAGAAGCTGACGCCTCTACAGGAAGGGCAAAGCCCAGTCGCTTACCGGCCTCAGCAGCCGCTTGAATGCAGATGCCTTCCACGGTCTCTTCAAGGCCTGCACGACACGCGATCTGAACTTCGTCGTGGACCCAAGCACAGAACACAAAGTCGCCATCCCAGCCGTAGGTGAGTCCCTCGTCGTAGAGCATGTCTTCGATCAGGATCAGCCACCAATTAGCGATCGTGGCTCCCATACCTTGGAGGTCTGTGTTCAGTGCAGAGTGCTTGGAACGGACAAACAGGCGACGCCCATCCAGCCCGGTGAGGAACTTACGCGAGGCTTGGCGCTGAACATCGCGGATAACGCGGTTTAGAGCCGTACTCTCTTTGAGGAATCGTGCCTTGAGTTCTTTACCAATCTTCGCTTGCTGGGGCGGAGAAGAAAGCGGCGAAACAATGTTGCCAATCTTTTCGTCACCAGCGCCGTAGAGGAAGGCGTAGATAAAGGTCTTCGCGAGGTCGCGTGTCTCCAGACCTGCACGACGCTGGTTTTCCGAGTGGATGTCACCTTCGAGAAGGATACGCCCATACTCGCCGCCATCATACTTGGCCATTTCATGAGCAAGGCAACGAAGCTCAATACCGGCCAAGTCGGACCCGACAAGCTTCCAGTCCTCCCATACTGTAAACAGAGAGCGACACTCATAACCCCAGCCGCCCTTGAGGCCCAGAATAACGACTTGGAACTCGCGTTCGTCACCTGCCTCGGCCTTGTCCTTCTCGACCTCCCAATCACCAACGCTGTAGTGACATGGCATCTTATGCCAGTCATCACAGCGCTGGCCTTTGTAGAGCACCAGCACCGGCCCATTCTCGAACATGGCATTGGGTCGGATGATGCCGCGCGGATTGGCGATCTGCGTAAGCTGTGAGAAAAGTGCCTTCTTTTTTCTAACAGCCGGAACCTGTGCCAAGTTCGGAAAGGCGTGGGTCGCACGCGTGGTAACAGCGCCGCAGGGATTGACGTAGCCGTGGATACACCCGGTCTCTTCGTCGTAGACCTTGAGCCACGCTTGATTGCCGTCCTGCAACTGGCCCATAAGCTTGCGGATCGCGAGCAGGTCTGCCAGCTTCTCAGCAACCGGGAAGTCCTGCACGATCCGACGCAGGATCACGTCGTTCGCTTTGATGTTGCCCTTCTCGGTGTAATCCTCGTCGTCAGGCTCCCAACCCATCTCTTGCAGACGGTCGGTGATCTGTGGACGTGATGTCGCCTTGAACTCTTGCCATTTGACGGGCGTGAACCACGAGCCCTTGTCGTAGCGAGGACGCATTGTGTCCTTCCACTTCGGGCTGTCTTTCTTGGTGTTCTTTTGTTCCGGATAACCATACCAGCGGCGCTCCGGGACGACCGTATACATTGCGTCGTTCTTGGCTGCAATCGCTTCCCGCGCTGGGAGTGATGGATCGATCTCGGTGTCTTCGATCAGGTAGAAATTGGGAAACTGGCCTCCGTTCACGTCGCGACCGACAGGTGGTGTTTCCATACGCTTCTTAGGAATAAACCGGCCGGGGAACTCGACAGCCAGTTCAGCCTCAAGACGCGCTTGCTCGACGCTCAGTTCTCCCGCCAGAATCTTAGCTCGCGGCCTGTCGAATGGGAAACCATTCTCTTGCTGACGCGCCATGAGATCGGCGAGGCGATGCTGGACGTAGATCGCGTCGGGAGATTGCTCGCGGCTGTCGATCATCTTGATCAGCAGCGTGGTCACGTCCACGTCGTTTACGCAGTAGTCTTCGAGGCCCTGAGTCCATGTGCCCCAAACAAAGAAGCGCATTTCCTCGGAGTCCTTCTCGATTCCCTTGGCTAGGCCTTGGGCGGTCCGAGTGGCCTTGTAATCTCCCTTGTAGAGACCAAGACGCTGACCCCACGAGTCGAGAGTGTGCTTGCCGATGTTGACACCATCGAGCTTGCCCGCTTCAAATAGACGAAAATCCTTGTCCTTCTGGTCGGGGAACAGGAGACGAGCGAGAACGAGAGTATCGCGGATGCGGGCTGTCGGCGTCCATCCAAAGAGGATTTCGAGCATCGGAATGTCGTAGCCGACAATGTTGTGCCCCCAGATTTCTTCTGCATCATCTAGGAGCTTGAACAGCCCTTTGATGGTGTTCTCGCGCTTATTGCGACGGAACACCCAGCGCTGGCCCGTATCATAGTCACGCACAGCCACACAGTGACAGACCGTCACTTGGTGGAGGAGACCGTCCGTTTCTGCGTCAAATACTAAACGCCGGTGGGTTTTGGGCTTGAGCTTCACGTATTTCTCTCAGTCGGGAGACTGGTGTATATAAAAATTGCGCTTGGTGTCAAGCTCAATTTGCTCCCCAATGAAGCAAGACCGTGCCGTTCCAGCTACCGTCTTCGATCTCGAAGTAGAAGGAGTTTTCCCCAACAGAGACGATGCCAGCAGCCCTGATCACAGGGTCTTGTGGGCTTCCCACACTTTCGACGGAAATGATCTCGACGATCGGACTGGGCGCTCCATAAGCCGCCTCGACCATTGCAGTCAGGATCGCATCCTGATCTAGCAGAGGCACATCCAGATCGAACTCTTCTTCTGCCTCAGACATACAGGTCCTCGTCATCATCATCTTCATCGTCACCTGTGAGTAGCTCCACGGTGATTGTAAACAGGAGCATTATGACTTCGCCCATCAGCACGCCAAGGGCAATAACCCAGATAAGTCCGTTAACGGTAAGATCAGAGATCAAAGTGAAGTTGTCCTTCTTGGTTGAAGCGGTGCGTTTTCACTGTGTCAGCAGGCTCGTCAAATTGCAGATAACCAAGCTCTTGGCACATTGCTTGAGCGCCTTGACGCAAGAAACGGTGGTAGCCATAATCGTGGCAGACCACTTGGTCGTTCAGGAGGCCGAAATTGTGGTAATGCGTGTCGGCTAATATCTCCGGAAGACGCCCACCACGTGTGCGGCGTAGCGCCTCATTAAAGTCTTTCTCCGACTCAAAAGGCTGTGTCCGGCGCTGTAATAGAGCAGAGCCCCAGCTATCGATTGCAATACAAGGTGCGAACCAGTCGTTGATCGGCCAATCCTTGACTTCGTTCCACACCAACCACTCGACTGGATTGTGAAACGTCTTTCCAGTGTATTCGATCTTAAGCACGAGGCTGTCGTCACGCGTCAGGGTATAAACCCGGCGAGAGTTACCCTCGCCAATAGGATCAATACCTACAAAAAGCTCAAGCACGCAGTTCTTGAGTTGTTGCACTTCATCAAAGATCGCGGGCATTATGCAGGCCTTGAGAAACGGATTACGGTAAATGGCGTGTCGGGACTGGCCTCTGGATAGCGGATCGCCATGTCGGAGCGAGCATTGTCACCGTCTATGTAACCGGCAAGCTGGGCATCATAGTCATTAATTCCCAGCCACGTGGTCCGGATCACTAAATCAACGTTGACGATCATCGGCAGGAACCGTGCGGTCGGCGAGACAAATACGAGAGCGCCCGGCGCAATGATAGCTGGGCGCTCACCAATACGGATTGTGGCAGTTACCGAACCAGCAAGCGCGGATTGGAAGAAGCCATCGTCCATTTCGAGTGATGGGTAGCTAAAAGCGGTCATTCTGTAGTGTCCTCAATTCCGCTTGCCACCCTAGGTCGTTTCTGGTTGCGGCGTTTCACGCAGTCTTCCAGCAGCGGCCTCGTATGGTTGATCACACCCTCGATTGGGTCATACATCAGATCAAGGAGCATTTCGTCGATCGCGACATAGCCAATTAGGCCATTTTTCATTTCGATGGTCACCATCATGCGTAATACCTTCCATTGTGGAATGTGATGATGGTCCGCTTACCGTTCGGGTAAGTGATGATGTGCGATTGCGACCACGAGGATGGGCCCTTGTTGTAACCAAGGTCGAGCGTGGCGCTAACGCCGCCGACGTAGGCTCCGTCACGGATCGCAGGCGAGTGGGTGTGCCCGGTGTTGGACTTCATGCCCGCTCGGCTGATTGATAGAGGCGAACCACGAGCCCCGTTAGGCCCAAGGTGGCCATGCATACCGCATTCGATGTCATCGCAGATGACGAAGGACTCGTCTTCGTTGACGAACACCACATCGTCCGGCACGCCCATATGACGCAGGACATACTGGAACACGTCTGGGTCGGCGATGCCTTGCTCAAGCATCTGGTAAATCCAGAGTTGACAGAACAGAAAGAAGATCGCGTTTTCGGGGTCTTCGCGATAGTCAGCCTGCTTGAGCCACTTGAGCAGTGCTTGATCGTGGTTCGATTCAATCACGACCGACATAATGTCTTCGCGCTGGATCACCCGCAGGAACTTTGCACATCCCTGCAAGGCACCGTCCACGTTATTGTCCTGCCCTCCTCGAACATGAGCGGCGAACCGGAAGTGGTGGTCCTTGATGTTGTGGTGGTTTCGCGGGCTAAAGTCCGACAGGTCGTGATAGAACTCGTAGACCGGATGCAGGAAGTCGCGAAGCGGAAGCTCGCCGTGGAGGCTGGTGTAGTCCTCGTCCACGGTTTGCGATTCCACATCGTAAGCCCACGTCGCCATGGCCAGCTTCGGATCGAGCTTTTCGTGGTGGATGTCTCCGTAGCTGATCGCTTCGATCCGGTGACCTTCGGTGACGCCTTTGTTGGTGATGTGGCGATCAAGGTCGTAGAATGACCCGTCTTCGAGATCGGTGGCCAGCAGGTGGCGGCAATAGGTCGAACCGTCCGGGCGCATCTCGACGAGAACAGCGCCGATCTGGTGGTGGAACATCGCCTTGATGCCAGCCTTCTTGCGGATGTAGTTGGGCATGGTGACCGCGCCGGTCGTCATAAGCTGCTTGGCTCGCTCATGCTTCATGGTGGCGATCGATTCCAACTGGACCTTCGGGTGTGGGAAGATACCCCAGCGCCCACGAGTGTAGGTCGAGAAGCCGGACAGCGGTGTGACAGCGGTCGGCAGCGTGTTCATCTCGCCGCAGAACTCGACTTCATCACCGCAGCGGATGCGATCGTGCAGGACGAATGGATCGATGTCTGGGTGGAAGTGAACACCCTTGGCACGCTTGTCGTGTTCTTCAAACAGCTTCTTCGAATAGGTGAAGCCCGAGACGATGATCTCACAGTTCTCTAGCCATTCCGAATAGACGTGGAGGCAGTTCCAGAAGTCCTCGTGGATTTCAGAGCCGTCCTGCGCGGCGGTGAAGATAAAATAGCGATTGTGAGTCGAGATCGTATCGAAAATGATAGGCTTCGGGGCCCGGTATGACTTGAACTCGGGATCGTCGGCTGATTCTTGGGTCAGCGTCTCGGCAAGGTCGCTCTTAAGCCGGTAGCGGATCGACGATTCTGCCATACCAAGCTCTCGCCCGGCTGGGCGGATGCCGCCATAGATCGCTATAGCTTCCCGGATTTCGTCAATCGAGATGTCGGTGCTCATTCGTATTCCTCGGTAGTTGCCAGCTTGGCCAGTGCTGGGTGCGAGTAAGCGATCTGACCTTCTCCTTCAGAAAGACTCCAGTCCCACACGAACCACGAATAATTGTGGCGCGGGGAGCCGGTCGATCCTTCGACCCAGCGCGGGCGCTTGGACACAACGATCTTCTTGTAGAATGGTCGGTTCGAGAACAGGTCCATGCGCCCCTTCGAGCAGTCGAACTCGTTTCGCAGGAACATCGCGACTTGGCCCTCACAGGCTCGGGTCAGTTCGACCGCGTGGCGGCAAAAGAGTTCGGCTAGACTGACCGAGTTGCCTGTGATGCCATATTTCTCGGCAAGGGGCTTGAGGTGCGCCCAGTTCGGATCGTTAAGCTTAACGGTCTCGTAGGGCGGGTTCGACACAATCGAGTGAACCAGCGGGTCAGGCATCTTAGTCTGGGCAAAGAAGTCGCTTTGGGTAAAGCGTTCATCATAGCCGTAGTTGATGATGTCGCTGGACCAGACGGTGTAACCCATCTCGTGCATTCGGGTTGCGAGGTTCCCGATCCCGACGGCGGGCTCCCACACGTTGGTGTGGAGCGATACGTGCTGGAGTAAGCAGTCGAGATTTTCAGGAGGGGTGTTGTAGTGATCGGCTTCGATCCGGTCGTAGCCGGAATCCCCGATCATCGCGGCGTCCTTGAGAGCGGCCTTGCGGCCCTTTGTCATTCCCAGCGTCGCGTCTTCGGCTGCGTCGGTCATGCGGCTTCGGACGCCTCGCCGAACGTGATCTGTTGCACGGTGCCATCAGGCTGGTGGACAGTCGTATGGAAGTGCGGCGTGCCCTCCTTAACATACCACCGCAGCGCGATGAAGTGGCCCGGCATGTAGTGGACGACGCCCTCGGCATCGACGATGCGGTGAGCGCCGTGGACGGGATTGACGTTCAGGAAGCGGGGTTCTTCAATGCCGATCGTGGCGATCGTGCCGTTCGGCATGGCGTAGTCGTATTC